AGTTATTAGAGTAGTAGACTTGTTGTGCTGCTTCTCGATATATCTGGCCCACTCTTCACCGCGACGCTTGCGAACTCTGTTTACCTTACCTTTCATTTGGCCTGCACCTCTAATCGAATCGTCCGATGAGTGCATAGTATTCGTCTCTTATCTTGCTCTGCTGTTCGAAGCTCAGGTATGGACTGTATAGCATCACTCCGTTCCAAGCACTAAGAGCCCCCTTCTAATTCTCTTGCTCTTTCATCATTTCTTCCAGTTCCAGTTCTTCCAGTGCTAGGATTGCATCAATGTAGCTTACCGTGCTTCCTCCTAGCCAATTACCCCTGTTCTCCAAAGCTCCATCGATGAGCGGCAACCAGTAGCTCTTTGACATCGCGTATACCTCTGGCGCTACCCCTCTCAGTACTTCTTCCATTTCGTTGAGTGCTTCGTAGATTGAATCTTTCAGCTCCTCCAACCGATTGATTGCCTCTCTGATTTCAGTGACTTTGTCTGTCATATACGCACCTCCTGTATTTGGCCTGTCATCTTCAGGCTGGGTAGGCCATCTCCCAGCGACCTCGGGAGCCTACGCTCCGTCATCGGTTTCGACACTTTAGTTGTTAATACCCAGTTCCTCTTTGTACCGCTTGATTACACCGTAGACAAACGCGTAGTTTGCATTAAGTTCTTTTGCAATCTGTGCAACAGTCATACCCTGATCGAACATTCTACGCATCTGATCGCTCTTCGTTTCCGTTCTAGTACGTTCAGGAGCGCCTTCTTCCTTATACCGCTTGATTACACTGTAGACGAACGAGTAGTTACTCTTCAGACGTTTTGCGATTTGTGCAACTGTGAGACCTTCATCGTATAACTGCCGCATCAGATCACTCTTGCTAACCTTACTTTCTTGCTGTTGTTGAACTACCGCCGTTGCCACTGGTGGTTTTGCCTCCTTTACTATTGTCTGGGCGGGCTCCGCTACAGCTGCTTGTTTTCTTCCCTCACGGAATTGTGAGAGCGCCTCACGTTCAGCTATCTTCACAGTATCTACCTCCCCTACGATCCAGCCAGAGTACCAGTCAGTACCTGGCCTTTCGTGTAGTGTTCGTATCTACCATCTTCGAATACTACCAAGGTGCTACCATCGAACAAAGTGTACGCTACGCACCGTTCCTCTTTGTCCTCTTCCCACTCCTCGATTTGATCCTCCCAGTCGCTGTTCCTGACCAGCTCATGAATTCGATCGAACAAGCTTGACATGGGCCCGCCTCCTTTCTAGTACCGTTTCTTTTAATTATACATTGGGAACTATGGAAAAGTCAACAGTTGCTCCTCTATTTTCCAACGCCCAAGTGCACAACGTTTTATGGGCGGCCAGCAGTTCAGCCAGCCCAGCAAACATGGTGGGGGCCGAGGTTTTATGGGCGCTCAAAACGTTTTATAGGCGCTCAAGTAGTTTTATGGGCGCTCAAAACGTTTTATGGGCGTGTAGTTGATTGGAGCTGCCAGGTGCTGCTGGGCGCCCAGGCCGGCGACTTGTCTGGTATAGAACGAATATTTGGGCGCCCAAGCCGGCGGAGGTTGGACTGGGCTGAAACGAGTTGTTGGGCGCCCAACTGCAGCCGGGACAAACGAAAAGTGCGGCTTGGCCGCACCTTCGTTCCTAGAATTGACATCCCATCATGTAACACACATACATCCATAGTCCTATAGTTAGAACTGACCTAACGATAGTCGTCACCGAAGTTCACCTCCCACTAGATATGCCCTGCGATTCCTAACGATATAGCCCACATCAGTATTATCACGACCTTACCTGTCATTGTTCTGCTCCTGTAACTGTCTCAGCTGTACACGTTGCTTCTCAAACCACTCAAACCATCTTGGGCAGTACGTGCATATCGAGCACTTACAACGTTTGTGTATGATGTTGCATATATCGTCTGGTTGGTGTCGTACGTCGAACTCTGCCGTTATGTCTCCAACATACAGTTGTGCAGTTCCATCGAACATAATTAAGAGACCATCACCATTGTCCAAGGTGAATGTGATGGACTTGTGTATTTCGTCTATCTCCCACTCTTCAATTAGGTCGTACAGTCTTGATTCTCTAACCCAGTTCAGTATTATGTTGTTCCAGTACCTTCCACATTTAACGTATGCGTACAATTCCACATCTTTCCGTTTGACTCGGTATTCTCCTCTGTACTGTAAGTTTCCTTCGTCGCCAAGGAACAGGTCGAGTATGATATTCAGTCCTACCACATCAACGGTTACGTACCCACCATGGATGTTATAAACTGCAGGTCCTATTTTGTTATTTTCGTCTGGCCCGGAGTATTTCCGGTGCCAGACGTTCTCAACTACCTGTTGTACAATTTGCTCAAGTAGTCGTTCTTCCAGTTTCTTGTTGGACGTCATTGTAGTTACCTCCTTATTGGTTTAGGTTGTAGCTCCACTTTTTCAGATAACACACACCTGTTGTCGCAACTCAACAGGCAGTTGTAACAACACTTAGTGCAGTTCTCCCTCTTGTTTAGTTCTTCTGATACGACACAGTAACGCTTCTTCATGGAGTTAGGTACTGGACAGGTAGTATTGGTTGACATCGTTTCACCTCCTCTCAAGTTGTATGGTAGTAGAGGGTGTTGTAGTTGGTATTTAGTTGTCAAAGATCAGTGTATATTATAATTATACAATGCCCAACCGGTAGGGAGTCAACGGGTAATTTGAAGTTTATCGAGGCCAATGCCCAGTGTGTAGAAGTTCGAAGTTTTATAGGCGCCCAGGTTTTAAGGGGCGCTCAACACTGCTGGACTAGTAGAGCTCTTGGGCGCCCAACAGGGCTCGGCTCGAACGTAATTGCTGGGCGCCCAACCCGGCGACTGTTGGGAACTATGGAGTTTGTATCTGTCCGACCAACCACCGCCGGGTTGTTCGCCTAGTAGTTGCTTGGGAGTTGCTTTGTAAAAAATTTTCAGTTACCCGTTGTCTCCCATCAGTAAAATGTTGTATAATAACAATAAAAACAAGATAAGGAGGTACTGTTATGAACAAATCAGACATGTTCAGGGAGATGTACGACGGTGGGATGAGTGTAGCTGAAATTGCACGAAAGACCGGTTCTCACTACAGCTACGTCTACGGTGTGATTCAGCGGCTCTGCAACAAACGGGGAGAGGAGGTGCGTAAGGAGCGCAAGACGTCCGTATCCGACACGATCAGGGCGATGGTGGATGAAGGTAAAACGGTCGGACAGATTGCAAAGGAGCTGAACAGAAACTACAGTTTCGTCTTCAGTGTAGTTAAGAAGTACAAGCAACGGCTTGAGACTGCCAAGAGTGGTAAGTAGTGGAGGGCCGAAAGGCCCTTCCAACCAAAAATAATCTAAGGGAGGATAATACAATGTTAGAAACTAATGTGGTAATCCTAAAGTTAGAAGAGTACAATCAGTTGAGAGACGAGCTTAGAGTTCTAAGTGAGCAGCTCATTCAGCTGCGCAGCATGGTAAAAGTTGAGAGGGGCTATAACGACGAGCCGTGCGTAGAAGTTAACATAATACCGTTACTCCCCCAGATCAACTCATTATTTGAGACGTCCCCATTCGCTGGCCAGTGGAAGTTGCGACACAGTAACCTAGAATGGTATTTCACTACTAAGATGTATATCTTTGAGAAGGTACAAGTAGTTGTGGATGAGGACGGTACTACAATGGTGACGCTTGAGGAAGAACCTGAAATACCCCCTCTCATAGAAGAATAAGAACAAGGTGAATTAGGTGGCTTAGGCCACCCTCTCTTTTCTAGTTTTATAGGGCGTTGAAGTTTTATAGGGCGTCGGAGCATCATTCTACAGATCAACTTTGAACCGGTCAGACAAGAAGAACAGGAAGAATAAGAACAACACACAGGCTGGGTGGCTTAGGCCACCCTTCTCTTTCGAAGTTTTATGGGCGCCCAACGTTTTATAGGGCGTTGAAGTTTTATAGGGCGCCCAATTGTACAAGTCGTACAGTAGTTGTTGGGCGCCCAACAGAGCACGGGTCAAGTCTGAAGCTGCTGGGCGCCCAACCCGGCGACTATTGGGAAGTTAGAGCTGCTGGGCGCCCAACCCGGCGTCGACTTGGAAGTTCAGCACGCCCAACAGTAGAAAAGGGATGTATTGGCCACCTAAGAGGAATGAGTTGTTTCGAGTAGGCCCTTGGGTAGGCAAGGCACTTTGGGTAAACCGATGGTTCGTCGTTATGAAAGTGATATAGTAACTACAACTTACAACCATGGTGGCTTCGGCCACCTTTCCTTTTAGTTTTATAGGGCGCCCAAGTTTTATTGGGCACCCAACAAACGTTTTATAGGGCACCCAACAAACGTTTTATAGGGCGTCCAAGTTAACCTAACGACCAGTTAACCTATTAACCTATTAACCTATTAACCTATTAACCTATTAACAGTTTAGCCAACTAAACTGAGCGGTGAATGTTCAGAATATTCTGAAAATTAGTCGTACTGTGATTGATTAACAGCTTCCCCAACTAAACTAGGCGACTAGTGTTCACAATATTCAGAATATTCAGAATATTCAGAATATTACAAACATTCACCGCCGAGTTTAGCTGGTTAAACAGTTAGACTAATCAAACTTATTAGAGTGATATAATAGTTAAATTTCAAAATAACTGTTGACAGTAAACATTATTACTATTATAATTATAATAACAAAATAAAAGAAAGGATGGTTATGATGAACAAAAGTGAAATCATGAGACAAATGTACAAGAAAGGTAAGAACATCAGTCAAATCAGTCGTGAGTTGGGTTGTCATTACAGTTATGTGTATGGTGTAATTCAACGGTTATGTCAGAAAGAAGGTCTAGAACTTAGACACGACAAGAAAGAAAGTAAGTCAGATGTTATACGTAGAATGGTAGACGAAGGTATGACAGTAGGTCAAATAGCTAAACAGTTAAACACTAACTATTCGTTCGTACACAGTGTTGTTAAGAAGTATAAAAAGAGTAAAGAAAGTAAATAGTAATGATAAGAACTAGTTCTAGAAATAGAACTAGTTCTTACTTTATCTTAACGTGTTAACTGATTAAACACTTAACAGGTTGAATGGTTAACTAGTTAGTAGTTCAAAAAGCAAACCGGTTAACGTGTTAACTGATTAAACACTTAACAGGTTGAATGGTTAACTAGTTAGTAGTTCAAAAAGCAAACCGGTTAACGTGTTAAACAGCACGCCACAGTCGTCGCGCAGTCAAAAATTTCCTACAGAAAACACCAGGCACCACACACGCCACCGCGAAAAACAAAACTCCCAAAACCAAAGCAGTGGTCCAACTCCCACAGTCACTGTCCCAAACGCCCGTACTAAGTTGTACCAAAAATACTTGTTGATCTCCTTCTCTGTAGATAGGAAAATAAATATAGGGAGAAATCTCAGAAGGGAGAGCAACTTATGGACAGTGTAGTCAAATGGAAACCGTCAGAAATCGACAGTATGCTGAAGCTAGCGAAGCGCGTCGCTACTCTACAGGAAGACATTCCCTGTAGGGAAGGGATGCCGCTCGGCTACATCGACTCTGTTGAACTTGCCAAGCTCTCTGCCTCTGATGACCCCTCCCAAGCTATCGTACCTATCAGCTTCCTAGAAGGCTTCCCTACAGTAAACGGCGTCCCTATTTGGGAACGCTTGGATGGTGAGCCTCTGGATATGTACGACCTATTCAGAGCCTATCTCAACCTACCAGCAACTGATGGTAAGCGCACGTTTAGTGTGATAGCGAGGCGTGCAGGAATCGATGTGCGAGCAGTTAATGCAGTAGCTCTCTTGTGGCATTGGGCTGCTCGTGCAGCTGCTTATGACCAATTCAAAGAGCAAGAACGTGAGTACATCCGGCGGCATGAAGTTCGTCGGATGGAAAATAAACATGCTAAAGCAGCTGAGAAGATATTTGATACCTGTTTGCAGTTTATTGAGAAGCACCACGCCGAGTTGACTCCTAAAACAGCACTCGAGTGGTTCAGAATGGGCGTCGAGCTTCATAGACTGAGTCTAGGCTTGCAGAAGGACAGACCAGAAGGCGCCTCCGACAACGGTGGTGGAGGCGGACACGTGATCAACATCAATCAGACAGTCACGCCAGCAGGTGCGTCGATAGGTGGAGTTGCAACTCAAGAGCAAGAGAAAGGTCGCATATTCGAGATCCTCTCTGTCCTCAAGCAAACTGGAGTTCTCACCTACAAGACAGAGGGCGAGGTGATCGACGTTGAGCCTGACGATGACCAACGAGGAATTGAGGCGGCTGAAGGAGATCACGACACCACGCATGAACAAATACATGGTGGAGTACCCGACACCGAAACAGGCAGCGTTCCTTCTGCTGGATAACCTCGAAGCGTTCTACGGCGGCGCAGCTGGCGGAGGGAAAAGTTCTGCCTTGCTGTTAGCTGCTTTGCAGTATGTCGATGTCCCACGATATAGTGCCATCTTGTTTCGTCGAACTTTTGGTGACTTGATGTTACCTGGAGCTTTGATGGATAGAGCACGCATGTGGTTAAGTCGGTTTCCCGAAGTTCGATGGGTAGATAAGGAGAAAGCGTGGGTCTGGCCAAATGGTGCGCGAGTCGCTTTTGGGTATTTAGAACACGAAAATGATAAGTACCGTTATCAGTCTGCGGAGTTTCAGTTTGTAGGATTCGACGAGCTTACGCAGTTTACAGAATCTCAGTATCGGTACCTCTTCTCTCGTTTAAGACGTCTGAAAGGATCTAAGGTACCTATTCGAATGAGAGCGGCAAGCAACCCTGGTGGTGTGGGTCACGACTGGGTAGCGCAGCGATTCATTGAAGAAGGACCAAGTAAAGGTCGAATCTTCATCCCAGCACGACTGGAAGATAACCCACACCTTGATATAGACGAGTACGAGCGTTCTCTTGCAGAGCTTGACCCGATTACCAGAGCACAATTGCGCGAAGGTAACTGGAAGGTGAAGGCTGAAGGGAACATGTTCAAGCGAGCCTGGTTTACAGTCGTTCCGTTTCCGCCCAAGGTACGAAAGGTAGTAAGGTACTGGGATTTTGCAAGTAGTGAACCTGGAAAAAACAAGCGGTATAGAGATCCTGACTGGACTGTAGGGTTACTTTTAGGAGAAGCTCGTGGCCTCTACTACGTAATAGACGTTAGACGGTTTAGAGCTCGCCCACATGAAACTGAAAGGATTGTCAAGCAGACCGCTCTTCTGGATGGTAAAGCTGTAAACATCTGGATTGAGCAGGAACCTGGTAGTTCTGGTATCCAAACAGTAGATCATTACGCTAGGTTCGTCTTGAAGGGTTACGCGGTTCGTGGAAATAGAAGCACTGGTTCTAAAGTGCTTCGAGCTAATCCAGTTAGTGCAGCAGCAGAAGGTGGTCGAATCTTTCTTGTCAAAGGCACCTGGATCAGCGAGTTCTTAGATGAATTGGAACTTTTCCCAGGAGGTAATCATGACGACCAGGTTGACGCCCTCGCAGGCGCCTTCGAAGTTGTAAGTAGATCTGCATCACTAGGTGCAGCTCCATTTGGAGTAGGTGAGGGTGAGTCTTATTGGGAGGCCATAGGGTAGGGGGTGAGTAAGTGGCAGTTCCTAACTTTGCAGAGATTGGCTCAACTGGCTTAAATCGATGGGGCGGTTATGTATACGAAGAGTACCTTAAGGACCTCCAAGGCCTGCGGGGCATCAAGATCTATAAGGAGATGTCTACCAGTGACCCAGTCATAGGTGCGATTTACTACGCTGCTGAACAGCTAATACGAAAAGCTAGCTGGCGAGTTGAGCCTGCAGGTAGTAAGAGAGTCGACCTAGCAGCAGCAGAATTTCTCGAACAATGTATGAACGATATGAGTATGACCTGGACTGATGTCATCACAGAGATCCTCTCTATGTTTATATATGGCTGGAGCTACCATGAGATCGTCTACAAAATACGCGGCGGGCCCAGTCGCAATCCGAAGACGAATAGCAAATACAACGATGGTAGGATTGGTTGGCGCAAAATTCCAGGTAGGGCTCAAGATACTCTATTTGAATGGGTGTTTGACGACGAAGACGGTGGAATCGTCGGAATGCGGCAGTTAGCGCCGCCAAAATACGAGTTGGTAACGATTCCAATCGAAAAAGCGCTTCTATTTCGTACAAAAGCAGACAGAAATAACCCCGAAGGTCGATCGATGCTGCGTAATGCGTACAGACCTTGGTTCTTCAAGAAGCGCATTGAAGAGATTGAGGGTATCGGTATCGAGCGGGATTTGGCTGGTTTGCCGGTGTTAATCCCTCCTGAAGACACGGATATCTGGAATGATAAAGACGAAGACGCCTTAAAACTCAAAGCTCAAGCGGAAAGACTAGTTACAAGCATCAGAAGAGATAAAAACGAAGGTGTAGTCTTACCGTTTGGATGGGATTTGAAGCTGTTAAGTACCCAATCTAGACGTCAATTTGACACTAACGCTATCATAAACCGGTACGATCAGCGCATTGCAATCACAGTTCTGGCCGATTTGGTTATGTTAGGAGCAGACAAAGTCGGTA